GCATAGTTACTCTCCTTTTGTTTGTTAATGCACCATTGCTTGTATGACTTCCAGCCTTTTAAAGGATTCTTGCCTATAAAAAGGAATGCAATGCTGATAATTATTTCTATTAAGTAATATTTTGTTGCGTTTATATAGTAATTCATTTGCTACCTTGTTTGTTTATTATATTTAAAGAGAGCCAAGCATTTGCCTGACTCTCTTATTATTGATTATGCAGGGCATTCTTCCTGCAATGGACAACCATCATGATGATTATGAAATGGTTCTGGGCATATTTTATCTGGATTAATACGCCAAATGGGGCAACCATCTAATTCTTTGCCTGTATCTTCAATTTGAGGGAATTGTAGCATTTGATCTACCCAAGAAGCGTTTTCACTCCAAGTTTTGACGAAGAATTCGTAATCTTCGAGATCATCCATATCTACGCAATCATGCGTGCAAGATAATTTCGCCCAAGGCTCTTCATGAGAACCAAAAGGAACAGTAAATAAAGCTACATCTATGCATATTTTTCCATTGGTAAGGAAATAAGGCGAAATATTTAGCTTAATACCAATAAGTTGATCATAAGCTTTAATATTCCCTAGCAATATATCAGATTGAGATAATTTATCAATAGTTCCAGCTAATGTTTTGTTGAATTTATTCTTCATTGTTAACCTTTTTGTTTAAGTTATAATTAAAGAGAAAGGGAGAATGAATCTCCCTAACTCTTTTGTCTAATCATGTTTTTGTTAGGGAAAAACACCTTAAAGGCAAAAACCCCAGTCTAACTAACATGTATTGTAGACTGATTTGTTAAAGTTATATTTAAAGAAAAGGGGGGATTTATATCCCCCCAATAACACTACTTCTTTAGTAGTGCTATTTCCTCACGATGGCGTTTAACCAACTTATGCAATCTGTGGATTGCTTTAGATTGGCTACCATACTTACCAACGTAAGATTTTACTAGTTTCGTTTGTTTTGGCATTAGTGACTCCATTGTTTAAAGTTATATTTAAAGAGAGAGAGCCAATTGCTTGACTCTCTCAGGATTGCTACGAAGCGTGATAAACACCCTTAGTAATGACAGGATTTTGATGAAGATCTCCATGTGGATTCTTATCATTGTGCTCATAACGAGCTTTGAATTCTGCAAGGATTTCTTCAGCACTAATAGATCTCTTTTTCTTGGATTTAACTGGCACAAGAGAAGGATCAACGGTATTTCTGTAACCAGCTTTATAAAGGGCAACAGAAGTTTTCAACGTGGATTTAACACGAGGCTTTAATAATCTAGCGTTATTTACTGTACGACCAGCTACTCTACCAGCTTTAATGATTAATGTTTTAAACATGATTAGATCTCCTAATTAGGTTAACATAACTCTTACCTCATGTAAGGAGTTATTATATTTAAAGAGATATAGATATATGTAAGGGGTTCATGGAACATGAACACATACAGGTATCCGTAAGGATACGTTCAATGTAATTGAACTTCATTTCATGAACTCAACCAAGTTACCCTAACCAACCCTGTAATTGAAGGGGTAGGGTTAATGGTAAATCTCTCACACACAGTCTAAAACTACTTGTATAAGAGTAATGGAACTATTCTTGTAATTGTACGTTGCATAGTATATATACCTTAATTAACTTAAAGTAGGACTTTAACTATGGGACTGAAGGATAAAAAGTACAAGATAGAGATATTTGACATTAGTAAAGGCAAATGGGAAGACAAGTGGATGACTAAGGCAGAGTTGGCTGAGTTAACACTAGCTGAAGATCACATGTTAGATAAGATTCAAGCTGAATTTGAAATAACCCAGAAGTCTATTGCAATGCAAATGGGTAAATTTGAGGATCGTAAGAGTAAGGATTAAAGTTAACATATATACCCTTAGGGGTATATATACATGTATAAGTTAACTCTACATATATAAGTTAACTTCTACATGTATAAGTAAAGGATGATTGGAGTCATGGTAAAAATCGAAAGATTATACCAAAGAAAAAAGCAAGAATTCACTATTTACACTAAGGAAGAGGCTGATGCAGACCATTCCTTAGGATATTGCTACTGGAAAGATGCCAATGTAGGTGACATGGCTATTACAGATGATGATTATGTGATGGAATGCCTTACCAGACAAGATTATACAGATAAGAATGGCAATGTAAAAACATATGTGAAGCTTGCTGGAGGTGTAGGATGGACAAACAACGCCTCTAAAATAAATTTTAAACTTAATCACGCTTACAATACGTACACCAAAGTAAACCCTGCCAAAGACTGGGTAGAGTATGAAGTGGATAGCACACGTGGGAAAAACACGATCAGCACGTATGCCACTATGATGTTAAATGGTAAAGTAGACTTCGCCCAGTTAGGAAAGGTATATAGACCTAATGATAAAATTCCAGAAGCAACAGTACGAAGATTTCTAAAAAATAAGAGGGTAAAGATGGAAGTAGAAAAAAAAGTAAAAGAAATACTACTTGATAAGAGTATTACCAAAGAATTTGCTATTGATAATCTCTTAAGAGCATTGGAAATGGCTGAACATAAAGGGGATATTGGCAACTACCTAAAAGCCAATGACCAAGTAATGGACTTATTGGAGATGAAACCTAATAAAGCCATACAAACTGACACAGTAGAAATGATTGACACTAAAAAAATCCTAGACCAAATAACAGCCGAAGAAAAACGAACGCTAAAAGCACAAAGAAAGGTGGAAAAGGATGAACCCAGAGAATGATTACGAAGCACAACGCCAGCAATTAGAGGTTGCTACTAGGGCATTACATGTTATTGCAGTAATGGCTGAGTTAGAATCTCAAAATATTACTGAAATAGCATTGGATGCACTTCGAGAAATGGAGACATATGGATTGATGTACGAATTCTACGACGATGAATAAAGATACACTATTATTACGCAATAAGCTGAAGGAAAACATGATTCTGTTTGGTCAGATCATTAATCCCCAGATGTATGCTGTGAAATCACCTCAATTTCACTATGATATTGCAGAAACGCTGATGAATGACGATAATAAGCAGGTAAATATCATTGCTCCTAGAGGTCACGCCAAATCTTCTATAGTTGGAGGTGTATATCCACTATATCACATTATGCATGGGGAAGGAACTAAGCTAATTGTCCTTGTATCACGTACTCAAGACCATGCTATTAAGCTATTGGGTACAATCAAGGATGCATTGGACTATTCTCAGCAATTACGTGCTATATATGGATATTGGGGGCAACATAGTGCCAAGCAATGGGCAAAAGCAGAGATTGAGCTCAAAGATGGTACGATGATTATTTGTAAAGGTACAGGTCAGCAGTTACGTGGTATAAAAGTGGGAAGCCAAAGACCTACATTAATTATTGTGGATGATCCAGAAGATGAAAACAACACAAAAACAGCCGAGGCGATGGAATCTAACCTTAGGTGGCTGTTACAGTCAGCTATACCAAGTTTGGATCCTATAAAGGGCAAATTGGCTGTTATAGGTACACCACAGCATCAAAGATGCATGGTAGAAATACTAAAAGAAATGGAAGGATGGGTAAATCACCATTTTGCACCAGATATGGATAAAGAAATTGCATTATGGGAAGAATGGCAACCTATTGAGAAACTTAAGAAGAAAAAACGTGAATTGGAGTCTATTGCCAGAGTATCTGTGTTCTATCGAGAGTATCTATGCCAGATTATTGGAGATGAAGACCAATTATTTAATGAAAAGAATTTTAAGTACCACGATTATGATTATACTGTGGATGATGAGGGACAGCACTTCCTGACAGATGGAAAAGACAAGAGAATCCCTGTAAATATATTTATGGGCGTAGATCCAGCTTCTTCAATAAAAAAGACTGCAGACTATTCGGTGGTAATGCCAGTTGCAGTTGATAAAGATAACAATAGGTATGTATTACCTTATTATCGCAAACGAGCTACGCCTATGAAATTAGCAGAAGGTATTATACAGTATTTTAAGATGTATAAGCCTTCGAAGGTGCGTATTGAGAGTGTTGGCTATCAAGAGATGCTACGAGAGTATCTACGCACACGATGTGAAGAAGAAGGGATCTTTATCTCAGGACTCGAGATTAAAGAAAACCCTAGAACAGCAAAGTCTAGTAGACTTGAGACTATGGAACCGTATTTTACTCAAGGAAAGATGTATATGAAGAAAGATATGCTGGACTTAAAAAACGAACTCCTATTATACCCACGTGGCAAGCATGACGATCTATTAGATGGCATGTATTATGCAATGAAAGGTATGTACAGACCAAACCATACAGAAGAATCAGAAACGAAAACAAAGGAACGCTTTGAAAGTAATTCAAGAAGTTGGAAGATTTCTTGATAAAGTTTGGAACTTAAAGTAATACTTTAACGTTAAACATAGTAACTGCGATAGCTTCGCAACTTAAGTACGTACATATATGCATAAAAAAACACCGAGCACTCAGCTCACCCAAGATTTGCTCAAGGAATACGCCTCTGCAAGAGAGAACTGGGCAAAGCAGGCTGTAGAAGACAATGAGTTCAGGAATGGTAAACAATGGACTGATGAAGAAGTTACAGCATTACAAAATCGTTCACAGCAACCTATAGTAGTTAACATAGTGTATTCTGCAGTTGAGCAGGCAAAAGCTATGTTGACCTCCAATAAGCCTAAGTTTCAATCTACTGGTAGAGAAACAAGTGATAATCGAGTAGGACGTATGTTCTCAGATATCATGGCTTATATATGGGATTTATCCAATGGCAATGTAGAATTAAAACAAGCCATTGATGATTACTATGTAAAAGGAATGGGAGTATTATTCTCCTATGTAGATCCAGATGCAGACTTTGGCTCTGGGGAAGTAAAGATTAAGTCTTTAGATCCTTTAGAAGTATTTATAGATCCCTCATCTAAAGATGCATTCTGCAGAGATGCCAGTAATATTATAGTTGCTAAGCTCGTTTCAGAGGAAGTGCTTATTAAGGCATATCCAGAACATGAAGAGATTATTAAAAACTCTCAAGAAACAAGCTATATCAATCTACCTACAGAGTCTCGATATGGTAAAGAATCTCAAGACGTCACGTTAAAAAGAAGACAGCGTGGGCAGAGTACTACAGATGAACGTGAATTAGAATTAATAGAGCGATACTACAAAGTATGGCAACCCTATTATAAAGTATACGATCCATTTAGAGATGAAAGAAAGGTTCTTAGTGAAGAAGAGTTTGATAAGTACTTAGAAGAACCTGCAGTTATGCTTACGACTCCACAAGGTGAGCAGATATTTACAGACAGCAAAACAGTTGCTGATTATATAGAAGTACATGAAAAGAATGGAGACACTTTTCATATGATGATAGATCCTAATACAGGGCAACAATTCCCTATGGCTGGTGAAGAGCATGCAGGATCTGTCCCAAATAGCACCACAAAGATAGACATTATTACAAAAGGTCATTTAGTAGATGATAAAAAGATAATGGTAAATGACATTGAGATATGTCAGGTAATGCAATGTGTTCACGTTGGAGACGAAGAGTTATTTAAAGTTGTATTGCCTATAGAGGAATACCCAATAGTACCTATTATGAATGGATGGAATAGAAATCCATATCCATTAAGTGATGTACGATTGGTGAAAGGTTTGCAAGAGTACATAAATAAGATTCGTTCATTGATCATAGCTCATGCTTCAACCTCTACAAATACAAAGCTCCTTATACCACGTGGTGCTATCAATCGTAAACAATTGGAAGAAGACTGGGGAAGAGCAGGAACAGCAGTTATTGAATTCGATCCAGAGCTAGGGACTCCAATTGTAGCAGGGCCTGTTCCTCTGCCAAATGAGCTGTATAAAAACGAAGCAGATGCAAAAGCTGATATTGAACGGATCTTAGGTATATACGCTATGATGCAAGGAGACGTTGGTGCATCACCACAAACCTTTAAAGGTACTGTGGCTATGGATGAATATGGACAAAGACGTATTAAATCCAAACGTGATGATATTGAAGAAGGTATTAACCAATTGGCTAAAGTGGTTGTAGGACTAATACAATACGTATACAAAGATGAAAAAGTGGTTAGACTGATGCAACCTAACAATATGCCTAAAGAGGTTACGATGAATTCTCCAATCTATGATGATATAGGTAATTACATGGGGAAGATCAACGATATAACCATTGGTAAATATGACGTTATCGTAATGTCTGGATCTACGCTACCCTCTAACAGGTGGGCAAGATTTGAATATTACATGCAATTACATCAAGCTGGGTTAATTGATCAAACAGAAGTGCTTAAACAAACTGATGTTGCTGATATGGAAGGTGTTCTGGAAAGAGCAGGCCAAATGCAACAATTACAGGGACAGGTACAAGCACAAACTGAAGAGATTAAAAAGCTTAAGGGTGACTTGCAAACTGCACAACGTGAATCGTTGCATGATCGTAAGCGTGTTGAAGTAAAAGAATTTGAAAAGAAGCTGGCTAAAGCAGAAGCTAAAGTTGAAATGGCTCAAAAGCTATATACGACTAGATTAGGTGATGAGCTGAAAAAAGCCAAAGAAGAGGTGGAACCAGTAGCTGATAACAAACAAAGACAAATGAATGAAGAGCTACTAAGCATAGAGGACGAATAAAATGGCAAGTTTTAAAGAAATGCAAGAACAGAGAGCTAGGGAAGCAAAAGTTGCTGGATCTAGATCTAGAGGCGATGCTCGTAAAAAGATGAGCGAATATATGGGCAAGTTTAAAGCCAAGATGGGTGACGTTAGAGATAGAATGGGTGCATTCAGAGATAGCATGTCTCAAACTCCTCAACAAAGGTTTGGAACATCTCCATTACAACAAGCTATGTATCAACAGCAAGCTGGAAACATGACACCACAAGCTCAAGAAATGATGAATTATCATATGGCTCACAATCCTGCAGAAATGAATAGACAAGCACAATTAATGGATTCTGGTATACATGGAGATTATGGAGTAAATAGAATGGCTCAGCCTATGTATGCAGATGCATCAAATTCAGAAGCTACTATGTCTGGTAGCGTAGAGCAGGGCAATCAAGATGGCGTGGAGCAAAGATTATTGTTAGATAGGATGATGAAAGATCCTTCCAAACTAAATGCAGAAGGAATTAAGAGTATGCAAACTACACTTAATAGCCTTGGATTTAGAGATAGAGATGGAAACATGCTAGACGTAGATGGAAAGATGGGCAAACTAACTGCATCAGCTATGGAAAACTATAGAGGTCAATTAGGACAAGGCGTTCCAGAAAACAATGAGCCATTGGCTGAGCAACCAATTGTTTCAGGAGTAATGAGAGCAGGAAAATACGGACAAGGCTACGAAGCAGAAGGCGTTAGTCCAATATATGATAGATACTTAGACAGAAATGAATGGGAAAGTGCTCAAGATCCTAGAAGTAGTTTGGATTATGGATATCAAAACATACAGCAAACCATAGGCAACCCTGCTAATGATCCAGTTATGTGGGGATCAGAAGAATTAGACAGTTTAACAAATCCTTTGCAATATGATTTTGAGCAAGGGGTTCCATATAGACCAAAGAATTGAAGAAAGCGATTGCTGATAATAACAAATCGTAAAGGAAAAACAACAAATGGAAGATAATCAAATTTTGGAAGTACGTAATGCTGACCAACCAGCAATAGAGAATCCAGCAGTTCAAACTGAACCTGCAGGTATTCCCTTAGCTGAAGTACCACAGCCACAAGCTGAAGTACAGGAACCAATTACAGAAACCAGCGAGCAGGTCACTTCGCCAAAAGAAGACCAAACTCGTTTCGAGTACTGGCAGTCACAGGCAGATAAAGCCAAGGGAGAGTTGAATGCTTTGAGACAAGAAGTAGATTACTACAGAACTCAAGGACAGAATGCTGATCCCTCCAATGGACAAGCCCAAGCATACCCTGAACAAGGATTGCAAGAGCCTTCATTGAAGGAGCCAACAGCACCTGAAAGACCAGTTGCCTACAACGAGATAGATGCTTATTCAGATCCAGATAGTGATTCGTTTAAGTATCGTTTAGCTAAAGAACAATATCGTGATGAGTATATTGGATTCTTAAGAGATAAAGACGAAATGCGTGAAGCAGAGATGCAACAAGCATATGATAATGAGATGAGACAACAGCAAGATAATATGATGAGGCAACAGGCGTATAGCCATGCTACCAATTCATATGGATGGGATCAGAATAAGTCGCAAGAGTTTGTACAATGGGCAAGTAGTCCAGATAATCTCACTCTCGATAACTTAGCTAAACTCTTTGAGTTAAGGAACAACCCTAACCCTCAAGTACAGCAACGTACACAACAAATGCAGAACGAAGCTGAAAGGCTATCAGTTCCTAAAACTGCAGTAGTGCAGTCTGGACAAGCTGAACAGCCTAGAACGGAAGCACAGTTGTTTAGCGATGCTTTGCTGGGTAGGAAATAATAATAACAAAATGATGATTGGAGTCACAAATGGCAACAGAAAAACAGCTATATAATGGTGGTGCCAGTTCAGTTCTTTATAAGGATCGTAGAGATTTCTACGTTGATCCTCAAGTTACTAAAGAACTATGGACTGACGTAGCACCATTTACGACTCTTGTTTCTAACCGAGAATCACGTGATGTGCCAGATCCTATTTTTAAAATGTTTGAGCACAGAAACCCTTGGGTAAAACAAGAGTTTTCATTAAATAAAGGAACCCCAGGTTCTTTACCTGCTACTGATGTAGGACTAGCATGCCCCATTGATGGTATGGTAGGACTACCTGCAGTATGCGATTCTTCTTTTATAGGATTGCAGGTTGAGATATGGAATTCAGCAAAAACCACTAAAAAAGCAATTGCAGTAGTCAAGTCTATTGATGCAAGTGCTGTACCTACATTTATTAATCTAGGTGGATCAGCAGTAACATTAGCTGACAATGACGTATGTATTGTTATTGGTAACGCTAGAGGTGAAGGTTCTTCAGCTCCAGAAGCTTGGGCTGATGAGCTTACAACTGTATGGAATTCCTGTCAGATCTTTAAAACACCTTTACAGATCACAGGAACTCTTGAAGCTTCTGTACTACGTGGTGAGTCAAGTGAACTTGCTCGTCTTCGTAGAATGAAAGCTGAAGAGCACAAAATGCAGAAAGAAAAAGCTTTCTTATTTGGTAAGAGATTAGGTGGAACAGGTCTTTCTGGTTCTGCAGATTCTTTTGCTGATGGTGGAAGAGTGGACGCAGATGGTAACATCATTCGTACAACTTATGGCCTTATTCCTGCAATTGAAGATTACGGATATTCATCTGGTGATGATAAGAACATCTTTACAGTAGATGCCAATTATAAGTATGGCAACTTTGTAGACGATATGGAAAAAGTATTCCAGTATGTTCCAGAAGCAGGCGTTAAGCGTGCATTCTGTGGTGCTGGTGCTTTAGGACATTGGTCTAAAATGGATGGTCAAACTGAATTGGCTGGAAAATCTGGATGGACAGTAAACTTAGGTGACATGAAGCGTGATGCTTTAGGTTTCAACTACAGAGTACTAGAAACTCCTCATGGAATGCTACAGCTAATTCCAACACCTGCTTTACGTGGGCCTTACAACAAGTACATGGTCGTAGTATCTGACGAAAACTTGTTCCATGCTCAGTACAGACCTATGGTCTATCAAGCTAACATTAAGCAAGATAATGCTTTTGATGGCGTGAAAGATCAGTATATGTCTGACGAAGGTCTTGGTGTACAGTTAATCGAATCTCACAAGTTGTTTAAAATAACAGCGTAACGTGGATTAGAGTCAATGGGGGAGTGCCAATGACTATAGCATCGCTCCCCCTTTGATCAAGGATAATTATGGCAACATTTAAAGAAAGAATTCAACAACTAGTAGGAACAAGCACAGTAGATGCAAATCTAACTGAATACCTTACTGCAACTGCAAGTGAGTTGTTACAGGTAATGCCAGAATCAGATTTACTACGATATGCAGAAGAATCTGAAATACAAAATGCCAATGGGTTTGACACTAAAAACAAAAGAGTTCTTGGATTGGTAAGAAATGGTTACTCTGCTCAAGAAGTTCCTTTAGGTTTAAAAACACAAATATCAGATGCTAATTCTATTCATTTTTCTGCTAAACGAACACCAGTTTATTATTATGATGGTGGAACTGTATTCGTAAAGCCAGATCCTACTGCAACAGAAAAAGTGCAGTTTAAATATGTTTCATATCCAACAGTAGCACATGGAGACTCCAGTATAACTGGATATCCAGAAACTGCAGAATATCCTATTGTGCTTGGGGCATGCGTAAAGCATTTAGCTCAATCAATGTCAGATGCAGTAGATAATGAAGATATGGAAATAGCACAAGGCGTAAAGCTACAGATGGATACAATTAATGGATTGTACCAACAAGAAATACAAAGATTAAGTGGACTAAAATGACACAACAGCAATTACACGAATTAATACGAGTGCATCATCCTGACATGAAAGAGGGCGAGATACGATTAAGACTTAACAATGCCATGAAAGAATTCTGTCGTAAGACAAGAGTGTTAAAAGGTGCTTTTCAGTTTGATACAGTACTTAATCAAAGATACTATGGTCTTGATTCTAAGATTATAGAAA